ATCCAGCCCCCGTTGGAGCGGGTCGCGCGTGAAGGGCGATAGATCTTCACGTAATCCTTGCGTACGTAGCCGAATAGCGGCTCGTGGGTGCTGCTCATAAAGCCGTAACGCTTCCCTTCAGCCGTCTCGCTGCGGAAGCTGCGGAGCGATCGGACGCCATAGCGCTGCAACACATGTGGTGTAATCCCGTACTGCCCCCAATAGGCGCATTCGCTTTCGTCGAAGGCCTTTTCCTCAATGTGGTAAGGTCTGCCGGCAGGTTCCGTAGGCGTCGGTGTTGAGTGGAGTACCTGCGTGCTGTCAATTCCGAACTGAGCTGTTCCGGAAGCACTCTCCGGCAGGGAGATGGATAGAGATAGGTCACGGATGATCTTCTCCAAGATACGAGGGAAGTCCTTTTGCAAATCCATGCCGTGCAGCGCCGCTACAAACCAAAAGTAGTCGCCCGAGCAGGTAGGATCCCCGAAGTCGTTCATGCGGTAAATGCCCGTTCGAGGCACCTTATAGATGAAGCACGACGCCCGCTGATCATCGTAGAGCGGATTACGAAACTTCATCCCTGGTGCGATGGCGAAGGGGATGTAATGACAGGGCAACCGCATCAAAATGTTGTTCTTAGGGGACATGGAAAAATTTGAAGAGATCACATCAGCACTCGATCCACGGGTGAAAGGACGTTGTAAGCATAAAGTGAGTGACATAATCATTATTGCCATAGCCACCTATCTCTGCGGTGGTGACGATTACGTCTCTATGTATGAACTCTGTCGAGAACGAGGCGAGGACCTAAAACCTTTGGTGGAACTGCCCAATGGTTGTCAGAGCGTGGACACTTTCGAAAGAGTAATTTCTCGAATTGATCCGAAGGCTTTTGGAGCGTGTTTATCGGTCTTCGGGGATACGCTTATAGAAGACCTTAAAGGGAAACACGTCTCTATTGATGGCAAACGAATACGCGGATCAAAATCCTCTAATTCGTTCACCCACATACTTTCGGCGTGGGTCAATTAACAGTCCATTTGCCTTGCCGGAGAGACGGTGGATGAGAAGAGTAATGAAATTACGGCCATTCCAGAATTGCTTGACAGCATAGACCTCTCGGGTGCCGTGGTAAGTATCGATGCCATGGGGACGCAAACCGGTATTGCTCAGGGAAGATTGTGGAATCAGAGGCTGATTACGTTTTGGCTTTGAAGGGGAATCATAAGCACTTGGCAGAAGACGTAAAAGACGCTTTTACAGGCCGCTGCAAAGAATTTGCATACAACACTTTGGAAAAAGATCATGGGAGGGTAGAAGAGCGGACTTATACAGCCCTTTGCTCTCAAGAGGTGTTGGATGTGAATCGCAATGCGATGCTTGGAAAAATTTGTCTTCTCTGATCCAAGTCGATCGCCTTTTCACCTTATCAGACGGGACTAAACGGCATGAAAAACAGTACTGTTTGAGCAGTTTGCCGGCTGAGGCTGTGGAAAAGATCAGCTCCTATATTCGTGGTCATTGGGGAATAGAAAACAGATTGCATTGGCACCTTGACGTGACCTTTAGAAAGGATCATTGCAGGGCGCGCAAAGAATACGCTGCCACGAATCTGAACACTATAAGGAAACTTGCCTTAGCCATTGTCTCTCAGCAGAAAGACAAGCTATCTCTTAGAAAGAGGCTCTTCAAGGCAGCTCTCAATATCGACTACCTCAAAAAGCTACTCAAAATTTGATGCGGTTGCCCTGGAAAGGGAGTGTTTTCGCCCCTTTTGATCGTCTACTTTACTTCTTGGAAGGTCGTCGAGTAGATCAGATTGAACACGACGATCTTATTGCTGCGTGTCTGCATTGTGGCACGGCTGCGGCTGAGGGTGGAAACCGTATCGCCCAGCGTCTCACCTTGGAGGGCATCGTGTAGCTTTTCCACCGTGTCGAGCATTTGCAGGGCCATGTCGCGCACCTTTTCAGGGGCGTGGTTGTGCGTTTCGCCAGCCGGCGGAAAGGCCACGCGTAGGGTGATGTCGGCCATCACCAATTGCGTATTCACTTCCACGGCGAGGTCACGGCAATTCGTGTAGTCGATGCTCAGCAGACAGCAAGGCCATTCCACGGGCGGGCGTTCGCCGGATGCGCTCAGCTGCCCGCGGTCGAAGTCTATAAAACGAATCTCGGGCACACATTGCCCGATCCGGTCGCATAAAGCGATAAACAGTTCCTTATTCATTGCCTCTATTCTATTTGATTACAGTATGCCATCGATGGCCTCATCGAGACGCTTTTTGATGCGGTCGGCCATGTCTCGAGAATAGCCCATGAATTGCCGCTTGGGGATATTCATGTGACGCGTGTGCGCCTTTACCGTGCCCGGGGCGTCGCCGGCATCCACCTTTTTCTTATTCGCTTTGCCCTTCGTGCTGCGCACGTAGGACTGTATAGCCACATCCCCCTCGAACCCCTCATTGTGCACTTGTGCGTAGGGCACTTGGGCATTACCGGCTGAGATGACGACCTTATCCGGCCCCACGTAGGCGGGACGGATACTATTCATCAGATTACCACTTTGCACCAATAGGGAGCCGCTCTTTTTCGGTCTGCCTGGTATCCACGGAGATCCATCGAACCCTTTCACTGCAAAGCGCTCTTTGTAATACTCTACGGCTGTCTCTGACACAATGGCAGGCGCAGTGCTCAAAATCTTTTCCGGTAACGCCTTCAAATAATTCTTGAACTCATCTATATCCATATTCTGTTCCCTGTTTCGTTGTATATTTGCATTGAAGTTTGCAGCCACGGTTAAGGCCTAAGGTCAACACCTCGGGGATGTAAGGGGGTTCAGGCCGACTGTAACAGCTACAGCGTGCCCGCAGATCAATCCCCATAAGCCGGAGCCATCCGGCTTATTTTGTTTTCGGGGCTTTCTTAATCAGCAACCCGCGACGCACATTCTTATCCCTTAGTACATACCACGATTTTAGCATCAGCTTCGCTCGTTCAACTTTTCCAATCACGGCGATCGCCTCATCTTTGTAGTATTTGATCATTATGTAATTGTTGACTGCCCTCACATGGGTGTTCCTATCTTTTCGATCTCGACCAAGCCACACTTCATCAGGCGCATCAGCTACTTCCCGGATGGCATTCAAAAACTCAGTGCGGAAAGCCCGTTTCTTTACTATATCTGTAGAGTGCGCAGTAAACGCCTTCTTTGTCATCTGCCACACACGGCCGACATAGTCTTTCACCTTCAATAGTTCCATGCCGGCCTCAATGACTTTATTCGCATCAAACCATTCTTCCGGTGATCCTTTGTATTTGGGTACCTCTTTTTTTGCTTCCTCTTTTAGCACATCGATCGATCCCTCAACGCCCCATTCGTCTGGGGTGATCTGCTCGATCGTCTTATCCGGCATATCCATGAAGTTTTGGATATACATTTGATTCGCTGTAAATACTTCGGCCTCATTAGCCCGATTGATGCCGAATCCCTGTGTCTCGCACCGTTTCCATTCGGGCGATTCAAGGTATTCGTCGCATTGCGCACGCATGCCCTCTATATCTAATTCGACTGCCTCATGCCTCATTCTGGGGGTAATGTAGCAACGGCAGTTCCACCCGTTGGGTGGCATAATCTTTTGCCAGCGCGGATCATTGACCGGCAGGATTAGCCCCTCTAAGACTTGGTGCTCCTGCCTTACACGGTTATCTCCCACGGTACGGTATTCCCAAAAGGGGAACACGTTCGTTTGCGCCATAAGGCGCCGGTAGGTGCTTACCGATTCGGCCACGGATACGGCCGTATTGTACTCCGTGCGCAGCCATTGCTCATTGTAGACCTTTAGCAGCGCTCTGGCCTTCTTCCTGAAATCGCTGTAGCCCTTGCTCTCGCGGAACAGACGGTTTAACTCACTCACCTCGGCCAGTGTTTTGGCGGCTGAGAAATGAAACAGGTTTTGCTCCAAGGCGGTGATGTAAGCATCATCGTTGGCATTGTAGACAAAGCCACTATCAGCCAGACGGACGTCCGCGCGGCGATAGCCCTTTCGCAGTCCGCGGATGAGCTCCGTGTGGGTGTAGGCAAACAGGTCGGCGCTGAAATAAGCGCGGCCCTTTGTCTCAATCGTCTGTCGGATCAGGGCATCCGCAAGCGTGGCTTCCGAGAGTGTGAGGATGTCGGATGTCGCCCGGCCGTATGACCGGGCGGGGACGAAAAAATCGAACAACCGGGTAAAGAAGTTGCCGCGGTCGCGATCCGCATGTTTCACTTTGCGACTTGTCGGCGCATCTTCCTCCGCTGCCTTTTTGTCAGGCTCTGGGGCATCTGCATTGCCTTCGTCGAGGTCAGCTTCCTCATCCGTTTCTTCTTCCTCATTATCCCCCTCAGGCACGCTAAAGAGCGGCTGTGCCTGTCGGCGGGCAATAGGCTCGCCGGGCTCAGGTAGAGGAATGTTGTACTTTTCATGCAGGTAGCTCTGCGGGATGGGTAGGATGTCCGAGAGTTGGATGATCTCAGGCACCTCGAGCTCGCGTTTGGCATCCATGTAGCGGAACTTTCCGCCGGTGATCGGATAGCCGCGGCGGATGAGCATGGGCACGAAATAGCGATTGAGCATGCGCTCCACGAACCGCCTATCGGCACGGTGCTTCTTTTCTTGAACAGCCATGTGCACCTGTCCCTGCGCCAGCGAACTGCCGTCTACGGTGGTCATCGTCTGCCCCAAAATGGTGATCAGGATTTCCTCCGTGCAAGCCTGCCGGAACTCTTTATATAGAAGCCCGTTACCAGACGCAGCGTTGGCTTCCTGCGTGGCCTCCGTCTCTTTGGGGATAACGAGATAAGGCGCCGATCCGGCCGGCTCACAGG